CCATATGACAACACCGTCAACTGTAAGCTTCCATGTCATAGCCTCAGCAACTAGATTTGTTGCATTTAAATGACCTACATCAAATTTACCTGTCAAGCTCAGGACAGTAGATAAGACTGTCGGCGTGACAGCTATACCTGTTAATCTTTTGATGTTCTGTGAGCCGTTAAGCTTATCTGTTGGGTAAGTTAAATCTGGTGCTAATCTTGTTAACGCACCACCTCCGATTAAACCGCTTAATCTTATAGTCATTTATAAACTCCAATCCGATACACCATCGGAAGTTAATTTTATCTCTATTGATGATGTGTTATCAAAAAGTATCTCTGCATCTGTTCCTGCTGAATAACTGATCGTATCACTTCCAGTTTTTTGAACTGTTGGTTGATTAGTAGCGAACTCATCAGGCTGTGAGATAGCGATAGTCTGGTTAGCTTCTACTGAGTTAGCTAGTGGTAGCATATACGTTGAGCCATCTCTTATCTCGTTATTCCTTAAAGCTGTTAGCATTCCGCCGCCTGTTTGAGGTACTACAGTATTTGTGTCGCTTAAAATATTATCAACATCTACTGCTGGTAGCCAGTTAGATCCGTCGTCAGTTGATGGCGTGTTATTTATGTTGTTATCAACAACAGACCTCCATAAGTCGCCATTAGCCTCTTGAGCAACCTCTCCCGTAGAATAAGTAACAAATTCATTGTAAACACCGACAAACCTGATCTCTTCCCAGAAAGTCGGGCTTGAGACTGGATCGTTTCCTATATTGTTTAGTGATAGTGATTGATAGTATTTACCGTCACTACCTACAACAATAGCCGGTATTCCATATAAGATAGTGGATGTCCAATCACTAAAAGCAGTGCGAGAACCTATGTCACCACCAACTGTATTTAATGGCTCATCAATCAACACCCCGTTTTTATCCTTTAGCACAACAGTGTAAACACCGTCACCAAACACGTCCGAAACTCTACCTTCACCATCCAATGTTAACGGATTAGGGTTGGCGTTGTTTAAGTTCGGGTCTGAATAAGTATCTTGCTGATTGGCAAGATCGTTATTCTGAAAAAACTCAAGCGTACCAGAAGATAACGGGTTACCGTTTTTATCTAAAAATTGTTGAAAAGGTGTAAATAATCTACCCATTATTGTTCCTCTAAAGATGTTACTGTTGCGCCACTGATAGCAGCACCTGTTAATCCAGCTTCATCTAATAACTGTTGCAATTCTAAATCTATAGCGTTTCTAGCTTGAGCTGTTTTTGCAGCTTTACGCCTAATTAATAAATTTCTCATTGTTGGTCTTTCTATAATTGCTTGAGCGACACCAGGAACTAAAACCGTAGGATTTGTAATAGCAAATAAAGGTACTAATTGCTGACCAGTTTGAGTAGTTACTGCTGCATCCTGCGCGCGCCTTGTAGTATTTAACGCATCCCTTAGGCCATCTATAGCTTTTAGCTCGCTACCATCAAAGAATGCACTTGTTTGCTTTCTCAGTTTGTTCATTTGTGTTTGAAAGCGGTTAGGATTTATCTCTACACCGTCAGGTGAAGATCTTTGCAGCATCTGCTGTATCACCCTTTGTTTTGCAGCGCCCTTACCGGCTTCATCTAAATTATTTTTTAAGAAATCAATATCAGATTTTTTAGTGCTAAATAAAAGCTGATCTACAATCTCAGGTGTAGCGTTTCCATCTTTTATCAATCTTTTTACGCCAGCTTTATTTGTTCCTGTAGCAAAACCAGAAAACTCCTTATCAGCTTCTTTCCAGCTTTTAGCTAAGTCTGGCGCTACATCGTCTGCAAACTTACGCATATCATTAGATAGCCTTGCGTATAACTGAGATAGCATAGCAGTATCAGAAGAACCCTGTACTGGTGCACCTTTTCTCGCTTGTTCTAGTTTTTGACCTACAGCGCTTCTAACAGATTTTACAGTCTCAAAAGATAAATCATCAGGCGATTCCAAATACCCTTGCATTTCTGTAATTAATGACTGGTCAGCTAAAGAACCTTTTTTAGACTCTTTCTCTATTACATCAGAGGCAAACTTTTTAGTATTGTTTAAGGGTACATCACCTAGCTGATCTAACTGCTTTGTAGACGCATCATACATATTTGCAAGCTCTGCTTTTTTAGCGTCAACCGAACGCTTTACACCTTCTACAATATCTTGCTCAAATCTTGCAGCGTCGGTTACATCGTATTCACCAAGCAGTTTATCTATAGCTCTAACTCTTTCTGACTGTTGAGCTACACGCTGACCACCTTCTAAAAGCTCACCTTGTTGCTGTAAGAACTTACCAGCCCTAGTTTCAGGCTCTAGTACGTCAGTGGTCAACTGTCTTATTCCTGTTGCATCTTCTGCGCCCTCTACAGCTTTCGTAGCAGCTTTTTGTGCTTGTGCTATATCACCTGTTTGTTTTGTGCCTTTGACACCTGATTGCGCCGCTCTCGCTCCTAATAACTCGATTGTCGCTGTAGGTAAAGTATGGGCAATAGCAGCCAATTCAGGACTGCCTGTTTTTTCTAGTACGTAATCACCTATAGTACCTTCAAATTCAGACAGCGCTTGTGCAGCAGGTTGTACTGCTTCACCTATATTTTGCACAGCTGCTTGTGCTCCTGGTAGTCTAGGTTCGTATGTCAAAGCTTCTCTAGTTTCGTCTATTACTTGAGTAGGATCGCCACCTGTTGCAGCAGCATAAATACCTCTTAATCCTGCAACTGGCTCAGCTAATGCACCAGATCCAACAGCTAACGCAGATTCAATACCACCTAAAACCTGTTCACCAAGACCTGCCTCTTGAGGCTGCTCTGTTGGCTGAACCACCTCTTGAATACCAAAGTCAGCTTGAGTAGCAAGACCCGAAGCTATTGCTTTTTGCATAATGACATCTTTAGGCGTACCTTCTGGCACCCCTCTGATTATTTTCCCATTAGGTAATCTAATATCAGGCATTATAAACTATTCCAATCAACTATATTTGTATCTTGAGTTTCTTCTTTTGGTGGCGTTATTTCGTATTTCTTTTCAATACGCTTCTTGGCCTCATTTAAGTTGTCGAATACAGTTTGCAACTCTTTCTTGAATCTTTTTTCAGACATACTTAAATCTAAAGCCGCCGCAGCTGAAGCTACTTTTCTACCTTCAGCCTCTGAAAGTGCACCAAGCCCTTTCATTTTTTGAATGTTATTTAAGAATTGTTGAGATTTTAACTGTTCAAGCTTAGATTCAAAGTCGGCAGCCTCGCCACCTGGTAACGTAGGCGCTAACGAGCTTAATCCTACAGCTGCCTCTAGACCAGGAGATTTAATCAACTCATCAACAACAGATAAACTTAAATCAATGTCACTTATAGCGTTCTGACCTTCGATGTTTCTTTCTGTTTTAACTTGATCTTTCTCTTTCCGTCGGTCTGCAATCTTCTGCTCAAGCTCTTGTCGTTTCAACTCGTTAGTTTCACGCTTCAACTGTCTATCAAGGTTTTTCTCAGAGATTTCTAGCGCTCTTAGTCGTGAATTTTCCTCTTGAACCTTAACCTTTCTTTCCGCTAAAGAGTCTATAGGCTTGCCGGTAAACGCTGCTACAGCTTGTAATGTGTCAGCAATGTATTCTTTACCAGATTTTTGATACAACTCCCTTAATGAAGCAAGTACAGGTTCGTCGCCTTGGTATTTGTTAATTAATTCGTTCTTAATTAATTCTTTACCTGTTTCTTCATCTAGCGCAGAAAGCATAATGGCATCTTGAGCAAGGCCTTTCATGCGATCTTCTTGCTGCATTGCTTGGTTTTGCATCTGAGCACTATCAACCCCTAATTCTGCTTGTTGAACCTGTAACGGCCTAAGCTGAGATTGAAATTGAGCATCACGCTCTGCCTGCTCACGCTGCATTCTTAATGTTTCAGCGTTTTGTAATGCACCACCTAAACGTAATCCGCTTTGCAATGCTTGTTGTTGTTGCCCTAAAAAATCAGGAATAGCCATTTTTACCCTCCAAAAGCACCAGGATTAGAAGCGTATAATCCTAGTAATTGACTAATTGTATTACCTACCGGATTAGTAACACCAGCAGCCTGAGCACCGCCCAATTGAGTGGCTAAGTTAGCTTGCTGTGAACCTGCGCCTGTAGCTAAGTTAGCTAACAATGCAGCTAAACCGGTTCTTAAACCGCTAGTAGACTGTCCGTATTGAGCAGAAAGGTTAGCAAGGTTAGCCGCTGTTTGTTGATCTATATTGGCTAGGTTTTGACCTAATCCACTTTGTAATTGCGCTAATTGCTGACCGCTCAAACCTAACTGTTGAGCAATATCACGTCCTGCTTGACTTCTCAATCCCGCAATATTAGCGCCTGTCTGACCGTAAACGTTTGATAAGTTCTTACCTAAACCTTGTTGTATTCCTGCCTGAGTAAGACCTCTGTTAGCAGCTAATTGAGATAATGCACCTGTACCGCGCTCTAGTAATCCAGAGCCAGCTTGAGCACCACCAAACGCAAGGTTAGCTAAATTACCAGCAGCCCCTTGTTGAGCGCCTAACGACGCTTGCCCTGTTCCTTGGGCGATGTTTGCTAATTGAGAGCCTACGTTTTGTCTAGCGCCTAAATCAGCCAAACCTGTTTGCTGAGCAATGTTGGCCAAATTAGCGCCTGCCGCCTGTCTAGCTCCTAGCTCTGCTGCACCACCTTGGAATGCTAGGTTCGCGAGCTGACTACCTGCTTGCTGTTGGAATCCGCCCTGCGTTGTCGCTGCTTGCTGGCCTCGACCTGCTAAACTTCTCAAGTTTGACAAGTCTTGCTGGTAGTTTTGAGAGGCAATACCTTGAGCTTGTTCTTGTAATGCGGTTAATACGTTACCGCTTTGCGTTTGACCTGTTGCTGCTGCGTTTCTCAACAATGCTCTTTCTTGCTGGTCTCTAAAGAACTTTTGACCCGGACTTTCGTTATACGCATCAAAAGCAGCTTGCTGAGCCTCAGGACCTAAAGCACCGGTTAATGCTGCCTCTCTTTGTAGTGCTTGATTACCAACGTCGGAGTAAGGGTTTAAATAACCTATAGCCTCGTCTCTTGCAGAAGATATATCGCCTCTACCAGTAGCTATGCCGCTTCTAAGTGCCCCTAGACCAGCATCAAGCTGACCTGTTATGTCACCCCTTGCTTGTCCTGCACCACTATACAGAGCATTTAAACCAGCACCTAATTGGCCTGTTAAATCACCTCGCGCTTGTCCTGCGCCTGCGTATAAATCCTGTAAGCCGCCTCTTAATCCTGATGCAATATCGGTTCTACCTTGGTCAACACCTTGGCCTAATAAGCCTAAGCCACCCTCTACACCTGTTGCGATATCACCTCGCGCCTGATCGAAACCAGCATCAACAGAGCCTAAAGCGTCGTAAGCACCTTGAGTCAAAGCGCCAGTTTGACCAGCTAGGCCTTGTCTTAATGCTGATTCAGCACCAGCTAGACCATACTCGCCCTGTGGCGCTTGTAGGTTGTAGTTTGCAGTAGCCATATCAAGAGGGAGTAATTCGCCCTCTAACGGAGTTATAGGGGCTTCCCTGTTTGGTTGCACTGGCCCATCAGCAGGGCCGCCAGGAATAGTATTTGTTGTTGCCTCTCTAGGTAGTGGCCTTTCAAAGCCTATCTCACCTGGTGGGTTGAATCTTTGAGGACCACCACGTAAACCTTGCACATTAGCCATGCCGCCATCAGTAGGAGGTATAACTTGCGGCTGTACAGCTGTTTGCAAGCCTCTCTCCACAGGTGCAGCTGTTCTTAAATCGCTTCGACCTGTAGATTTTTGCCTCTCGCCAACAGGAGGAAATCTAAACCCCTCTCTAGGTTGTGCGACTTGTGGCTGTTGTGGTGAAACACCTAAGATAGCGTTTAATGCTTGTTGGCCTGATGTTTGATAGGTATTAGCCGCTTGAGAAAACGCCTGATTTAATATGTCGGTAGATGACTGTCTACCAGCCAATAAATCGTCTCTGGCACCTTGAATTCCTGCCGTAATATCATTAAAAGCAGGATCGAAAAGAGACAGAGCATCTTGTCTTGCTCTATTTGCTGCTGCCTGAGATATAGCTTGAGCATTGCTTATGCCTTCAGCTTGTTTTTCTGCTGCTTTCTTTTGTGATCTTGATGTGAAAAGGCCGCTCACTACTGAACCGCCAACTATAGCTGCTGCTGTACCCATACTAATTTAACTCTCTAGTTAAAATTACGATATCTGTTAGTTTTTGGTCTTTGGTATAGCAGTCTCTAATTTTTCCTGACTCTTTAAAGTCAAACATCTTTAAGAAGTTAATAACATTGCTATAGATGCTAGGAACTTCTGTGTAAACATTTTTGTATTCAGTGTTGTTTACAATCCACTCAATTATACACTTTCCAGCGTCAATTGAAAATTCACGATATTTTTTTAATATTTGTATATGACCTTGGACAGTGTTTAACCATTTTTGATGGAATCTACATACACCAATAAGTATATTGTCATTGTAAACAGCAAGCCAAATATCATTAACAACATCAGGAATATTACCTTCAAGCGTAGCCGTATCTTCTGATATAACTTCCCATATCTCAGGGTTTGAAATAATCTCGACACAAACAGAAACATCAAACGTTCTTACTATTCTAATATCCATCCTATCGGCTGTCCCATCGCGTTAGTTGTTCCTTCGCTAGTTGTTTTAAAGTAAAAGTCATTTGTTAATGTATCCCAATACCTAGTTTTTCTTGGCGCATCTAAAACCAATTCTGGAGAGCCTTCGCCCTCTTGGGTTTCTAAACTAACCAGTTGGTCAAGCAGAGTAAAAAACTCCGTTGTCGGCTTTCCATCTCTAATGAGTGTAGTGCCAAACGGTTGGTTATATATTTCTTTAGCCATCTATGTTCACCAATGCTTTTAATATGGTCCATCTAACTGGAGCGTCACAAATAAACCTAAATATTCTGTACCTATTTGTAGAGCCTAGTTGTTGCCATCTCTGCTTGACGCTGTACTGACCAACATTACCAGCACTTCTACCCCCTCTAGACCGATAAGGCGTTCTAGCATCATCTGTGTACTCCATATAAATTTGTGGAGTAGGCAAACCAGTTTGACCTTGGCCCGAATCTATTACCGTCTCGATATAATTAAAAAATACATACTCAGAATTATTTTCAAAAGTCGGTAATGAAAATATTCTTCTTATTGTATTGCCGTATTCTGTGTAAATGTCGTTTTCTATCGAACCTATTCTGCCGCTTTCACTATCGCCTACCAGTAAGCGGTTGTAAGCAGTAACAATAGAATTAACGCGCCATCTATTCTTATCTTGTAGGTTTCTTGATAGCCTTGTATGCCATACTTTAGCACCAGCTAATGAAGATGCTTTAGAGTCAAATACAAACGTACCTGATGAGTTACTAGAAAAACCTAAGAATGTTGCACCTCTAAACGTATAGTTCCATGCAAATATATTCTCTATGTCGTTAGCAGACTGTAAAAGAATATCAATAGCAGTATGAGAAATAGGAGTGACACCACTACCAGACCATACATAAACTTTAGGTGATTCATTAACGCCTTGACCGATAAACGCAAAGCTACCGTCAAAATCTGTCACAGAAAACGGAGAAGCTATACCTTTAGGAATAACAAAGCCCTGTATTCTTTGGAAAACAAAACCAGCACCGCCTACTAAATTAAACACTTCAATAGTTTCTGAGCCGAACACATACAACTGATTCTTATATACATGCAAGCTTCTAATTATATCTGGATCGGCTTCTGCTGCACCAAAATCTAAAGCATTATAAACAAGTCCGTTATTTAGATTTGAATGAAAAAATTCCTTACTAGCTCTGGATACTGCAAAAAAACCACCAATAAAAACAACTATTTCAGGAGGCGCTTTTGCTGGATCTGTAAAAGTAGCATCAGTAATTGTTACTAGACCGCCAGCCTTGGTGTATATGTAACCTGTTCTAGTGCCAGGTACTACAATCATTAACTGAGTGCCGTTATCAGCCATAGACACAAAACCAGTGCCTTCGATAGTACCTAGATTAGTTAGCGCGTTATCAGCCTCTAGCCTATATAAAACATTACCGTTAACAAAATAAGGCTCATCATTTAAAACATGAGCGCCGCGGTTAGCGTCAGTATCACCGCTACTAGCCCTTTGTACCAAGCCAGGAGTTGAATACAGTTGCGCAGCTGAAATGCCGGCAGCTTCAGGAACGTTAACATAGAAGTTCTGACATTCTATTGTGGCGTTAGGCAAGCTCTCAGATATGTAATAACCAGTTCCTAACGGAATATTAGTGGTTACCCCCATTATCTACGCCCCTCGTAGTCTATTTCTATCTCTACATAACCGTCATTATCAAAGCCTAATGCCATATCAAGTAAATCAGCATATCGAGTCGCCACTCTTGCTAAAACGTTTTCAGGAACGGAGTATTCAGCGCTTAGCGCATCTGCAACACCAAAGCATAATAAGTCATACCATTCGCTAGGAAAATCAGGATCGTTCTGATTCTCTTCTGTAATATTAAAAGGCCTTACATAAGTGATAGGCAATAAAGCTAAATTACTATCAGCAGTTTGCCACACATATAAAATACCATCATTCAATTGAGGCGAGTAATACCATTTAGTGATAATACCTTGCGTGGTTTTGTCTGGTTGTTCGAAATAATTAACTCGGTCCCATTCAGTAGTAGGGATATCTGTAAATGTTAAATTGCGTCTATAGCGAGCATTAGTAATGCTTAGAGGTCTATCTAGTTTATTTGTATAAGTGTAAACCTGATTCCCTGTAGAAGCCTGACTAGGTAAGCTAGATGCTAATTCAAAAGGACTCAAGTAAATAACGTTAGACCAGAAGAATTCACCTGAATCTAAATAAACGCCAACCCTATCACCGGTGGATTTATCGATATAGTTTAAATTAGTGATCGTGCTTGTTAACCCTGCTGCACCGATTGAGTTTTGAAAGTTAAATGTAGTGGTTGTTTGTCTAGCTACAAACTCTAATCGGTAATCGCCTGAGTCGGTTTCTGTAATGGTTTGTAATGTTCCGTCTATATCTGACACGCTAAAGATAGCAGCAGGAGCAGTGCCCTCAACAAAAGACACGTTGATAATATATGTAGTGCCCACAACTGTTTCCAAGTTGTAACTGGCTTGCGCCTGTGTTGTATTGGTTAGCGTAAAAGCATTAGCAACTGTTGCGGATGAGCCGTTAGTTATCGTCCATCCCTGCAGAGTATTTGTAGGGCTGACATCAAGAATAGGGGGAGCAGCCACGATGCCGCTTGTGGTGCTCAGTTGGAGAGTATTGGTAGTTGCATTCGCTGTCAGTGTTGCTGGTATTAAGTCGTCAACATTAAAAGCGTTATCACCATTAGGGCCAAGCTTATAAGATTGCTGACCTTTGATTAATGGGATATATGCTTCTGTTTCGCGCCAAAGATTAAACCCTCTTGTCTGGAGTTCTTTGGTAAAAATATTTAAAGCCTCGAAACCGTTTTGACGTTCGTTCGATTCTAATGGTAATTCACCATCAGCAACACGAATTAATCTAAACGCTCTTTTTACGATTTCGTATGCCGTTCTATTATATACTGCTGAGATCATCAGCTTTGCCCTCGCCAAATGGTAAATCTGCATCATCTTCTGAAGTAGGTCTTGGATTATGCACGGCTATTTGATCTTTTCTAGGATAAATAATCAACTGAGGGTGTTTAGGGTCCCACTCCGAAGAATGAACCTTTAATCCACGCCATGTTAATTCGCATTCACTGTTCATTACCGTCAAGCCTGATTCGTCCGACCTGACTTTAAAGTCACCAGCTCTGTACTTCTCTTTATGCTTGCGGTATTTACCCATTATTTTTTCTTACGCTTGTTTGTGTTTTTAGAGCCTTTGTATTTATTGCCCTGCTGATTATCAGGAATCTGACGACCCAATACTTGCTCTTGTGTTTCTCGTGTTCTACCCATGATGGTTCCTCAAAGTGGTTTTGTATGATTTTAACACAAAATAAAAGAGGGCGTTAGCCCCCCTTAGTTATATTGATTGCTATCCCGTTATTCTTAAATGTAATGGCCTTTGATGATTTTATCTGAAGCTTTACGGGATTGTCTTTAGTGTTATCATCACCGATGTAAATCATGTCAGCTGGACTTACTATCCTTTCATCTGTTAATGCGTTATGAATGGTACCTAGATGTCTATCTATAGTATACTCACCGGCACCGTTACCTAGTACATATCTTAAATCAATATCAGCATCAGCAGCGCTAGCATTAATGGTAAAATCATTCCTTATTAATGCATTATCCCCTATATCTAATTTCGAAAGATCTAACTTCCCCGTTGCGGTATTTAATAGCCTCGAAACGTCTTTAGGTAAAGATCCTAAATTGGTATAACTTCCATTGCCGTCATTAGGTATATCGGTCCATGTGTCAGCGGCTATATTTAATGGCAGTGTTTGTGTAGATTGGTCGTTATAATCCGCAAGTCCGCCGGTTCCCTTTGGAGCGTCTACGTGTAAAAATCCGTAATCAGTCTTGTAGTTTCCTGCGCCTACAGATGCTATTGCATCCGCTTCATTTTGCGCCTCTACGAAAGCATAACCACCAGAAGGGTTTTGAGCATATTTAAATAAAGACATATTATTTCTCCTGATATTCTAGCATAGTTGATTGGTGGTCTACTCTAGAGCCAGAATTGCGTATTCCTTGCGACTCAAAAACCATATCTGTCACATTTGGAATAGGCGTGGCTGTCGCTGTTAATTGGACTATATAAACGCCAGCGACAGTTGTGTTCAGATTCCCTGCAAAGTAAACTTCGCCGGCATAAAGCGGATCAGTGCCGCCGTACACTATTCTAAATTCATGGTTTGAGTTGCTGTTTAGGGATTTTGCAACAACCATTTTAAAATGATTCACTTGTGACAAAGTAGAGTCAAAAGGTATATTGCCAAATGATTCCCAACTGTTACCTATGCGATCAAAGTTAGTTATTGTCGCGTAGCCTTTAGGCTTGGTTAAATCATCTTGTGCAGCAGCGTTAAGGTCGTTCCATAATCTTAATTGAACAGTTACTGCTGGTCGATTAGTGACACCATTACCCTTTAAAACTACATCACCGTCATCGCTAGTTACTATAAATGTCAGCGTACTACCTGTGTAAAAATCAAAGAAAGGCTCGTAATTAAAACGATAAACACCAGTAACAGGATCTGGAGTAACTGAAGGAACTCTAAATATAGAAAACGTCACGCCCTCTATCTGTAACTCAAAGTTAATATTAGTCGTTACACTCGATGTATCAAAAATAATATCAGCGTATAAAATAGTCTGGCCTTCTTCTCCCTGTAAAGGTGGAACAACTGTGCTCCAGTTAGGATTGGTTAAGTTGGTATCTTGAGTAGTTTCGATAGGAAACGTTACCTCAGTAAACCTACGCCTAATCAAAGCGCCTGATTCGCCTACGTCGTATGTTTGCCACATAGGATGGTAGAGTATATTAGATTGCTCGTTAGAAAACGTTACATTTTCACCACTAGATGAAATAACGTGAGCCAAATCTAATTCAATGGAGTTTGTGCCTACTCGAATACTTCTAGGTGTTCTTAGCGTTTCATCAGATTCTTGTTGCATTACTGATGCTTCTAGCTCACCTGATCTAGCAAGTAACAACATGTTATCAGGAGCGTTAACAATAGAGTTTACTGCAGCTTCTTGGTCTGTTGTTAGCTCTGACATTCTAGACCATGAATCAGCAGAATAAACGCCGTCAGCACCAACCCAACTATAAGTGATAAAATTAGGAGATGTGCCAACTTGAGCTACTGCAACTTGTGTTTCATTGTTTAATAGTTCGGACGGGTTAGCTTGTGACCATGTTTCCAACGCCGCTAAATCGGCAAAAGGAGAGCCGGACACTAAAACCGACTCGCGACCACCACTACCACCACCGCCAATAGGAGGTAATACATGATTAGTCATCTAGTTACCCTCTTGTTGTAATTGTATAGTGACTGAGCCAGCGCCAGCTGTTTGGTTTGCTCTTACCGCTACTAATGGTTGACCTACTAACGTTTGAGCTGAAGTTGCAGTGATATTTTGCAAGCCGCCTAAATCGAATATATCATCAGCCGTTGGCGTTCCGCGATTAGGGTTTACTAGCGTTCCTTCCATATCGATAGTCGCTGCACCATCTATAATAAAGTTAAAAGTGACACTAGGGCCAGCGTAAGTATTAAGCAGGATCCAAGGCTTAGCGCCAACACCAGCTGCGTTTTCTTGTCGGACATTTATCGGAGTACCTGTACTCATAATTAAAAACCTCTTGTTAAGGGATAAATTACGAGGGAGTTGGTAGGGCTCGTCACTGAGCCCATTTATTGAGGGATATGAGGGAAACAACTTGGTCGGCTAGCTAGCCTGTTGCAAGTCCCTCAACAAGCAACAAATACATTATAACTTATTTAAGGCATAAAAAAAGCCCGCATATAGCGAGCCTTTTCAAGAGTCTAATGATTAAGACTGACCGCGATAAATACCGCGAGGGTCTGACCAACCAAAAGAATAACGTTCTGACGCTTTAAAACGAGCATTACCAGTAGTGAAAGAGTTATCTTCACCAAAGTCTAATGCACGGCGCTCAAAGTGACACAAGCCGCTAGGAGAGTCAGTTTTTAAGGCCCAGAATGTATCGCCTGTTAAGTATACAGAAGTCATCCAACCGTTACGCACTGAACCCATAGAGTTTACGGCGTTAACTGCGTTGTTTGCTGTGTTGTTCTGCAATACTGAACCCATTACACGCTCAAACTCAAAACGCAATGCAGGCGAACCGATAAGCTTTTCAGCCATAAGGTTGATTGGCTTACCACGTGGATCGTCTGCGCGGTCAATTTGAATTAACAAGTCCTCTAGTGAAGCTTCAGAGAAGTCAGCTAGTGTTGCTAATTCATTTGAGTAAGTACCTGTGTTAGTAGGGCCGTTCAAGTGAGAAGTCGAGAATAACGGTTTACCATCACCGTCTGGCATTAAGAACGCAGGGTTACCACCGTTGTTAAGGATGTTGTGAGCAAAAATCTCTTTAGTAACACGCATTGCGTTACCTAATGCCATAGCATCAGATAAAGCGATATCATAAAGATTATCTTCCATTGCTTCTTCAGTAACAACAAAGCCCTTAGCAATCGTTGAGTGAATGTACTTAGGCGTAAAACCTTGACGACGTGAATCAAATTCAATCTCTTGGCCTTCAGGCTTAACAGAAGCTAAACCGAAACCTTCAGTTTGAACATCAACTTCAAATGCTTTCATCGACATTTTAGAATCGAAGATTTTATCCCATAGCATTTCTTTTTGGTTGTAACCATCGCCAAACATGGCGTGGACACCTTCTTGTAGTAATCGGGGAAAATTACCTGTAGTAATAGTACCTGACATGATTAAACTCCTGTCGCGCCAGCGCGTGTTGTTGTGTTGTTCATACGAACGCGAGCACGTGTGCCATCGATCGCCCCTGAGTCATTAGGTACTAAACCTACAATACGAAACTGTAATGTACTTGTTGTTGCCGCCGTTGCTGCATCTAATGTCATATTAGAAACAGTTAAACCACCGTTTTTAGTGGCAGCTGTTACAGCAGCGTTAGCATTTTGACCAACATTAGCAGCAGTTAAAGTACCGTTAGATACATCAACAATGAAGTTAAGGTTAGGGTCAATATGACAACGTACACGACCAGCAGTAGAAGCTGGTAAGCCTGTCTCAGTTAGGTTTTCACCTGTGAATTGAGGCATAACTGACGCGATAATACCAGTGATTGAACCAGTAGCAGCAGAAGCGTCTACAGTTGCAACACCGTCAGCAGCCGCCGAACCTTGTAATCGAATTACATCACCTGGAGCTAGTAAGGTAGCATGTGCAGCGTCAACAGCATAAGTTTCGAGCTTGCCATCATGAGCGGCACTACCTTGGCTCAGGTCTAAATTAAAACCAGCCATTTTCATGGTCTCCTAATTAGTTAAAAGTTAATTTTTATTAGTTAAATTACCTAACGGCTAACTAATTAGCTATCACCTTCCATAAGGTTAACAGCGTCTGCAATCTCTTCTTTAAACTCGTGTTTTGCTACTTTGCCTTTGCCTAGCTCTTTTGATTCGCCAGCATATTCTCTAGCGCCTACTTGGTTACTAATCTCTTGAACCTGTCTTAGACTTTTATCTTGCTTGATCTTTTCATCTTCCAAGTAATATTCCATTGGAGTCTTCATAAGGTGCAAGTTACAACCTTTAGAATTCATTATAACACGCTCGCCGCGATGTTCACCAGCCTTGTGTCTTTCGAATATCCAGCCAGCATTCAAGCGTTGTTGCAAGTTAACAGGGTAGGTAGGAGAATCTGAAGCCCAAATATATTGGAATCCATCCTCTTTTCCTGCCCAATCTAACTTTGATTGAGGTGCTAAATTTAATCGGCCATCTCGACTAATACGGTTTTGAGCTTGTTGCTCCATTTGATCTAGCGCATCCATTTTAATGGCTAGTTCACCTTGATCTTTTGGCGGTCTACCGCGCGTACCTTTAGTGCTCATCGTTTAGAATCCTCAAGTGCCTTTAAAATCTCTAAGTCTGATTTACCTTTAAAAGATGGTACATTCTTTAACGATGTAAGGATTGCTTTATCTTCTTTAGATAAGTTATCAATAGAATACTTTTGCTCTTTAGCTGCTACTGGCTTTCGTGGTGAATCAGTAACGCTAGCTGCATTGTTTCGACGTTGGTTTTGGGCAGGGAACTCTCGGTTAACTGCTTCACTTACAGCATCAACCAAAGCCTGACCTGATAGGCCACTATTAACTAATGGACCAGCAACTTCTTGCGCGTATAACTGCTTAGGTCGCGTACTCAATGATTTAAAGTAACTTTCTTCAACTGCAATATCTTGAGGGTCTACTTGAGGTACTGAAACTTGCTGGTTAAGATTGTTAAGTTGGTTAGACACATCATTCATCTGACCTGTAATTTGCTTAACTCTTGCTGTATCAGCTGATTCAACCGCCTCCTCTAATGATGATTCTAGACTAGTTTTTTGAGCTTCTAACTGCGCTTTCCAGAATTCGTTATTCATAGATAAGCGACTGTCAACATCTTTCTGTTGTCGTTTAAGCTGCTGGATCTGACTAATCATATCACCTTTTTCATTAAAGAATTTATAAGGTGCCCAATCATCAGGGTTTTTACCTTGCTCCTTCCATTCCTCTAAACCAACCCAGCCTTTAGCTCTTGCTTTTGCTTCAGCTGCGTTAACTTCAGGAACTTCTGGAGTCTCTGCCGTCTCTTGCACATCTTCTTGCGGTGCGTTATCAATCTCTTGGTTCTCTGTATCACTCATCTATCTCTACCTTGCCTTTAATTGCGTGGTCTAACACATATACTAAGTTAGTATCTTCTTTACCAGCTGCACGTTGAAACTCATGCGGTTGGATTTGCACATAGTCACCAACAGTAATCCCCCATTCTTCAGGAGAGTTACAGCCAGATTCCATATTCTTGTAAGCTTGCGGTCCAAACTCGATTACTTTGGCAATCGGCATAGCGTTCTGCTCTTGTGACTGAGTGCCACTAGTTAACACAATGCCGCCTTCGGTCTTTTCTTCTACCTTTAGTAGCTCGACTAAGATATTATAGCCGCATGGACTAACGCTTTTTACATTGATACCACCTGAACGAAAGCTTCTATTCCTCATTGTCAGACTCCTCAAAGAAACGACCGTCAAGAATTTGCTTGATAGCATCGCGTACGCCATATGATTTAATATGGTCTAGCTTTGCTTGTTCGTTAACAGGGTAATCATTTGACATGTCGATAGCATCTATGAAATCAGACACTAGACCAGCTTTGAAAGCTTTTGTGACAGGATGCTCTTGCCATTCGCGAATATCATCATCTTGTAAATCGTGGTATTTGCGTTCTAGCTTTGTTTTTAAATCTTCTATCTCTTGTAGCATTTACTTTGTCTCTTAGTAAATTAATCTTTGCACAATCATTATACTACTGTTATGCTTTACGGGTAATATGACATAATGACATATGACACAATGACGGAGAAATATAAATGAACAAGTACATTAATAGATATAAAATGGTCTGGGATTATACGTTTGGCGAAAAATCTACACTTAATTTATTCGGGAAAATTGTCGTAGGACCTATGACTTTTGTTCTGGCAGTACTCGGCATAACCTTTGTTAATGCTTTTGATTTAATCTTTGAAAAAAGCGAGAAAGAATGAACGAACACACAAAGAAGATTCACGATAAAGGTTATCGCGTTCAAGACTTCTTAGACTATTGGAATATATCAAGAAGAACTTACGATCGCATGATGGCTGATGTTAACAAACACGATAAGTTAAATAAAATGATAGAGGGTATGAAGTAATGCCAGTATTTAAATTTAAATGCACCAAATGCGACAAGGTAGAATCACGCATTGCTAAGTATGACGAAAAGGTAAAGCAGTGTTTAGATTGCGGTGGCGAGGCTGAGAAAGTGTTTAGCTCTGGTAGTGCTGCTGTAAAGGTTAAAGGTAGTGGTGCTTATACAAATAAGATGAGGGTTTAGTTATGCTTGTAGATGCTGGAGGTAATCCGTATTGGAGATACATAAAGCCAAGAGTGAGAGCTTATTCCACAGAGTATTACGAGTGGATAACTAAGGAGTAACAATGATTAAATACATATTATTCTGCATTGCATTATGGTTTATTTTAGATTGGTGGTTGGGGTGAGTTATGGATTTTGACTGGAAAAGAAAAGAAAGACTACAAGAGCAGCTAAAATTCTTTGGTGCTAGCAAGACTAGGTTTATTAGTTGTTATGCTAAAAAGCCCAAGATTAGAATCTTAACAAAAATCGCTAGCAGCAATTGTTCAGTGTGCCCCGACTGCAAAGGCTCTGGCGTATGGGTTAAACTGAAATGCGTAGGCGATTGCCTTAAATGTAAAGGGACGGGAAAAATAAGCGATGCATCTAGTATTGAATGCACTGACAGCAATAGGGGTTACTTAATATCTCAAGCTCAAGGCGCTTTAGGCTCTAATGCGTACATGATGCGTGGTGCAGCAGATATAGCGAATCTTGCTAGCAGCACATCTCAACGCCATGCGTTAGGCTCTCTGTTAGCTAATCAGCAATTAGCGTTAGATCAAGCTCAAACTAGGCAGCGATATGCTATCGAGCAGGCTCACTTGTTGAATTCTATGCGAATAGCTAAGCAACAAGCGTCATTATTAGGTACAACACTATGAAACCAAAGATTAGAGCTTATAGTGATGAGTACTACTTGCATTGCTTTTTTTAGACTCAGAGACAATAAGTTGGTAATGAATTTATCTTTAAAAGAAAGATCAGACCTATTCCAAAGATTAGATCTATCAATCATTATTCAGGCAGAAAGAGAAAGGCAAAGCCTCAATTAAGAGGCTTCACCATTAGTTAATTGCATCATCATTTCTATAGCACGTAACTGAAGTTCCGCTTTGTTCTTGTCATCTTCAGTTTCTGCTTTTTCTTTAGCCAGTAATGCATCAGCATACATCTTAGCAGTACGAGCCTTAGACTCTTCATCATCTCTAGTAGCTTTACGCTGCATATCGATTATCTTGGCTTCGGTCTCTGCTACTTTGCGTTGTAACTCACCGTTACCTTGCTCTACTTGCGCTTGTAGTAATTGAGTCTGCAGCTGTTGTAACTCCACTTGCTGCTGTTGCATCTGCATCATTTGCTGCTGTGCTTTTGCATCTTCATCTGTCATTTGCTCAGGGAATATCTCATCCATGTTATACGTACCAAGCGCTTCATAGTATGACTTGATGATAGGAACAGGATTACCACCTATCTGCAGTACTAAGTCTAATCTTTCTAATTGTGCTTGCGCCAGTTGAATGCGTTGCATTTGGTTAGCAAAGTTAGCATTAGCTGTAGGTTGTATCTCGATATCATTAGTGTAGTCTGCACTGTAGTTATCAACACCTGTAATCTTTTGATAGATAATAGGGTCGGTAAACTTCTGATTAAGCGTAAACATCACTTGGAATTCTTTAGTCATTGCATTAACAACATTCATTAATAACGATGATGTAGGAATAATACCTTCTTGCAATACACCTAAAACACTAGCCGCTGGAATGTTAGGGCTTAATGCTTGATCGAAGTTAAACTGAGCGGTCATTTCTTTACACTCATTCTTTAACTGTTCGGTCAATGTTAATAGCGTAGGGCTAGGCTCTTTAAATGGTAAAGGAACTACAGAGTTTGCTAGTGCATTGGCACCTATATTAGTTTGTTTGAATACGCCTGGCTTAGTTCTGAAAGGACCATTCTTTTTGTCTCTATGCTCTTTAGATAACCAACCGCCTTGTAAGTTAGCTAGGTCACCAGCATTAAACAGTGAGTTAGTGGCTTTGTTAATGCCTTTTACTGTTGAGCTAAGGATGTGCAAGTAGCCTAAACCTAAGTAAGACCCATCAGTTGATTCAATAAAACCGTAATAAGTAATCATATCCATTGGCACGATACGAACTAAAGAAGCATTTTTCTCGATATCTTCCATCTTCATTTCTGCATCAATAGCGTTAAACTCGGCATCTTCCGTAACTGGCGCTGTAACACCCTCTACTAAGTCAGCTAAGTTATACGTATTACCATTGTAGAATACGTGAATACCTTCAATGTCATACTTAGGCACGATTCTGACAACGCGTTGTGTATTTTTATGAACGGTTACAATTAATGGCTCGGCATAACCATCACCGTCTAAATCAAAGAAACAATGCTGCTCTAGGAATTCAAAGTATTCGTCGTCATACTTCTCATCCATAGGGATATAATCATCTTCGTATCTATACCATAACTTAGCTTGTTCACGCTCCCAAATAGAATTAGGTGTGTGGTGTTTAATCTCAGTAAAGCGTGACTCTAATAAATTGTCGCACTCTTGATTAAGCGAGAAGTTAGGATAACGGATAATATCAGAGCGATTGCACCCTTCGGTAGCATCAAAGTATGTTTTCTTAAATACAGCACCCTGAGAAGCTAGCAAGTATAATAGTCGGGTATGCTCATCACGCCAGCATTTCATCTCGGTATTGACTTGCCAGTTCATGTGTTCTTCGATTCGACTAGCAGACTCTTTTAATTGTTCTTCATTAAAACCTACTGAGCCAGTACCCACTAAGTTCTTAGCGCCCATGATTTCTTTTTTAGCTCTATCACCGAAAGCGCGCACAGCTTCTGTAATCTCAGTTGATTTGAAGTTAGCTGCACCATCCCAAGGGTACGAGGTAGATTTATTCTCAAACTTAGCGATATCCATTCCTGACTCAATTAAGTCTGACCAATCAGTCATGGATTGTTCGTTTAATTGATGGTCACGACATACTTGGTCGCCAAGCTTGATTAATGTCTCTTCGCCTTTAGTGCGGTTTAAAACCTTTGGTACAAGGTTAGGAGAGTCTATTGTTTTTAGTAGTCTGCTGATGCTCATTACCAATGATCCGTTTTATATTGCTGCTGTTCGTGATATTCATCAATCATATCATTTTTAGCGACTGTAACAAAGCCACCTTTAAACCCTAGCATTAAGTACTGTAACGAGTCATGAGGATGTGAGTATTTATCCTTAACAGGTTTGTCGTGGTATATCTCTGATTTACCAGCAACTTGCAACTTCTTGTACTTATAGTTACCTTGGAAGCCTTTTCTTAGTGTAGAGCACATAGCTCTATTAACAACAAAAGCAGGGCCACCATCTATCATCCTGGTTAAGAATGACTTGACAGCATCAAGACGTAAGCTAGGGTCGTTAGTTGGTGCTGGCTCAGTAGTAAAACCCATATCTAATGGCTCGTCGTTGTACTCGTCTATGTATTCGTCGTTGAGAATACCTATAGCCGACTTGCCTTCACCTTCACCCCTGTTATTACCAGCAGGATCACCAAGAGAGAATGCTATATCAACACCATCAAAGAATCTTTGTAAGAATGGTTTCACAACATCTCTGGCAAACTGTCTAGCGTGCATATCTTCACTAACTAACTCAGCAAGTATAGACACCTTACCTCTATCGTTCATCTGACCAATAGTAACACTAGGAGTTAAGCCAAAGTCCCAACCTAATCCTATCGGGAATTCTCTGGAGCCTTTAACATTATCAGCAGAGTGGATAGCGTCATTGTATTCAGGGTATACAGGCTTGCCATCTCTGATAGTGCCGTAGTTACCAAGCACCATTACATTGATATGATCCCAAGTATTACCACCCAGCATATCAAAATAATACTGGTAGCCGCCAGGCAAATACTTTATGTTCTCAGCTTTTGGGTTTTCTAAATAACTACCGTCTTTCTGTTTCAATAGAGGAGGAGGTGAATCAAAGAATTCCATAAGCCTACTAACCTCTGACTTAGCGAAATCTTTATTTTCTTCTTTATCTAAACAGCCTTTAACAGCTAATTGATACCACCAGTGCTCATCGTCTGGTGGGTTAGTATCCATTACAATAGCTTTTCTTCTGCAAGGCTGTATCTCGCCTTTTTCGTTCCTGGGCGCTTTGTATGTATCCGTATCTTGATATCCATCAATGTGAGCAGGGTAACGACCAGTACGTTCACGTAAAGCTTTCAATACAGTGTATGATAGCTCTCTAGACTCATTCATGAAGCCGCCGCTAACTTCTAATGACAGTAGTTTTCGAACATCTTCATCTCTATCAAGAGCAAGGAAGTAGAATTCAGTTTGAACCCATGTCCCATCAGCTAGCGGTCGCTCTATGTTAGCTCTTATATAGGGCCTAAGCGTCACACGTGCCATTGGAGGTGGAAACCATTGCTTGAATGAGTTTAATGTCGTTGTTTCTAATTCAATAGAAGTGTTACGGATTATCACCCATCGAGTTAAGCGCTTGCCGTACATATTAGGCCATTGCTCACAGGCTAATCTAAATAACTCTTGTAAACATACTACGGACTTACCAGACCCAACAGGTCCTTTAAATCCGCGTATCAACTTATCTGAGTGGTGAAACTTAGTACCTGTCGGACTAGCTACATAGTTAATCTTCGGCATTAGGATTACCGTAATTCATATTTAATGTTATACCGTCGCCAGAATGATCTATATCGTGCTTATCCTTCCAGTCTTCTTTAAAGCGGTTTTTCATATTAAATATAAAGGAGGTAGCGTTGAAATTATCAACTTGACCTATTGTTGCTGTTCTTCCTATCTTCTCCCACCAACCCTGAGATAATTGTAAACCCTTTTTTACGGATTCAGAAAAGTCTTTATGTTTCTCTTGGTAATTCTGGAATGTTTCAAAGCATATATCCAACTCAAGACATACTTCAGCTTTACTAGCTCCCTGCGAAAATAAGTCTAAAGCTCTTTTTGGCATGGTGTCACAATATTTAGTAGGTCTTCCCATCTTAGACATAATTAACCTCCGCAGACTTACGAGAACAAGCAGCTTCAAATAAAGTGTCAAAGCATCCAAGGTTAATTTGTTTGTTTCTTATTGTGATTCTAGATCTGTATCTGTTATTAGGCATATTAAATACACCAGGGCAGCCAGTAGACGATGTTGAGTTTCTTCTGTTTCTGCTTTGCTCTGAACCTGTCGACCATTTACAGTTGTTAGGCTCGTAATTCCCGTTGTTATCTATGCGATCTAACGAATGCTTGTCGCTGGGTCTCAGACCTACATCGGATAAGAAATTAGTGAATGAATTAATCCATCTATCGCAAACTCTTATACCTCTACCACCCCAATCATGATATCTATTATCGTTCTTGTTGTAGCATCTGTTTTTCATTCTCTTCCAAGCTTTATACTCTACAGTATTACTTAGCCCGTGATTCTCTTTGTTTGGCATTTCTCTAGCCTCTTAATCTCTGGTTTATTTAAATTTACTTCTTTTTGCGCTTTTGTGTTTTCTTATTCTTCTTAACGCGTTGTCCTCTACTATTTAATGGCATTAGCAAGCCTCCACTATAGTTACTTCTTCATCGAATACAGGAGCAA